GCACATCTTGAAGGGCGTCTTCAAGCTCTTCACTAGGGTTGCCATCTACTGGCATAGGGAACTCTTCAGTGTCTATCTCTAATTTAATAGCAACCCTAGCCCGCAACATCTTAGGCGTTGCCTTTTGTAGGGGACAAGAAGTTAAACACTTGCTGATTGGTTCCGTTATCAATGCTACTCTCAGGTAGACGAGAGATAGCATCACCTACATAGGTACCTATTAGTTCTCGTACATCATCATTGTCTTCTATTGCAGGAAGAACAGAGGCCATGTACTCGCATAACATTTCAATCTCACGCTTATCCTCTTGTGAAAGTGTGCTATCTTTAGATAAAGAAATAGACACGCTTACTTCACCTGTCCATGTATCGTCATCACCTAGTGTAGGTGTGACAATGATAGCGTAGCTATTGTCTGTAACTTCTGGATTAAACATACGATACTCCTATAATGTAGGTTTAGTTACTGTTGTTCTAATAGGTGGTAGTGGCTTGGCTTTTTCTTTTAGCCATGCTTCAGGTATAACACGATTAGCGTATTCAATCTTCTTTCTAACACACCATAGACCATACGATGTTTTAGAACTTTTGTACAGCTTATTGTTCTGGTTCTCAAAAACTATACGGATATCTAAATGCGGATGTTGCTTTCTTATTTCAAGATGCTTCCTTCTATCATGTGCTACCCACCTGCCCTTCACCTCAATAATAATACCGTTATCAAGGATGAAGTCAGGTGTGTAGGTACGCACTGCTAAGTCTATCCACTCTATCTTAATAGTTTCGTACCTAACAGTGTTACCTTGTAGCTCAATCTGCCGTGCTATCTTATGTTCTATGACACTGCGAAAGCCCTCCTTCTTAGCAGCCAAGACAAGCTTGCTCTTACCCCGCATGTAGAACTGTCTTTGTTCTAAAAGATACAGGTAGTGCTGCATCTAAAGAAGAGATAGGCATGTTGTAACAGTTTGCCTTAGCGGTAAAAGAGTTACTAGTATCGTAGTCACCCTTAGCTATGTACGAAGCATGTTCAAAGTATTCTTTTGCTGATCGTACTCCTAAGAACCAACCAACACTTTGATCCATTAACACACGAACAAAGGCGTAGTAGTCACAGTTTTGTTTGCGTGTTACGTCAGCTACACTACAGTCGTAGTGAGGCTTAGGCTTCACAGTAGTTTTCTTCGTTTTAACATCTACCTTCTCACCTTCAACAAGCAGGTCATAGTCCATGGTGTTCTGGTGTACACCACCTATAGCCTGTAGTGCTACAAGCTCGCCAAGAAAACCAAACACATTACCTTGTCCTCTAGTAATACTACGCTTAAGGATGCCCATCTCCTCAGACATTTCATGGGCTGTGTTTCTCATAGCATTAGAGATTTTAACTTCGATCATTAACTTTCTCCATATCAACGTAGTATACAATGGGTGGGTTCTTAGCAGCAGATACCCTTGAAGGCTCTTCAGATATAGCACCCTTCCAACAGTCGTGTTTGAAGGAGCAGAAGGAACACTGTCTAATCAGCTTATGATTACCAGTTAGCTTGCTTCTAAATGTTTCTGCTTCAGGTTTAAAGCAACGCTCAAAGATGTTGTGGTTAACCTTGTCTGCCGTAGCAGATAGTTTCTTTACAACCTCCTTGGTATCACTCTCGTAAGCTACATACTTAAACTGACCACTGGCTTGATTGATAACCCACCAGCCACCAGCAGGTACGTTAGCACCTGTGCTGTACACAGCAAGCTGCCCTACATAACCAAAGGGATCATCCTTCTCAAGGTTCTTACCGTCTGTGAACTTGTTGTTGTATGACCAAGGGCTAGTAGATTTAATGTCATCTACTGCACCGTCAACAATTAAGTCATACTCACCAGAGATATCTGTGTTACCAATCTTAGCTTGGATACGCTTAGAGTCTTTGTAACTAACATTAGCCTCTCTTAGAAGACCTTTGAACAAAGCCTCTACCATATCCCCAAAGACCATACGCACTAGGAAGGTAGTGTGTAAGGGTTCTTCTTTCTCTGGGTGATTCTTCTGGTACCACAACTGACAAGCAGGTCTACCTACGTTGGAAGCACGGAGGGTAAAACCCCCCGTACCACCACGCCGTTCACAGAACTGCCTACGCAAAGACTTAGCTACGTCATCAGCAATCTGACGTATGTTTTCCTCTGACATAGTTTTCTTATTGGTAGTTACCTGTTCTAGATAACTATGTACTGCTAGTTCTGCTACATGCTCCATGATAAACTAAGCAACTTCAGTTGCGTCAGAGATATCAATGAAACCATTCACTGTGTCTTCATCCTCCTGAGACATATCGTTAGATGCCTTAAGATCATGAGCCTTCTTCACGCCTTGGTTAATGTTAAGTACCCAAGACTTGAAGTTAGCGAACAGGTCTTTCTCTTCATCTCCTAGAGGAAGGGTAGCAGTAAAGTCTACAGTTACAACAGGCTTGTAGATCATGTTACCATTAGCCATTGCCTCACCAGTAGTAGTTAGTTCAAGTGTATGCTGGGGTAGCAATCTACGATTAGAAGCAAACTTATCTACTGACTGACCGATAGTCTTGAACGCATCCTTGTTATCAATTTCCCAGATGACAGGGATATCTTTATCTGCTGAAACAGGTTCACCTGTATTGTCTACAGCATCATGCAGTGTAACTGTACCTAACAAAGCACGTACTCGTTTAACTGACATGATAAGTTTCTGCTGGGCCTCGGGTAGATCACCCCAGTTCTTGATGTATCCAGCAGGACGACCACAGTTTACCTTGCCATCAGTATCGATAAGATCGTCACGACCAAACTGTGACTGCCCCACCATAACAGACTTGACAAAGCGTCCCTTACGTCCTTGCTCATCAGGCTTAACGTATGGAACATAGCGACTGTAGAAAAACTGCTGAAGGAAAGGTTTGAAAGATATCTTATCAGCGTAGATAAAGTCCCCATTGGGGTCTTGCAATCGGTAGGTACCTCCGGGCACTACCTCAACCTGTCGTGACTTACCCTTAACTTGCTCTGTGCCCATGATTGACTGATGCCAAATACGCAGTCGAGCTAGGGTTGAGCCGGATGATTCAGTAGCAGCAGAGGTTTTAACAGCAATACCCATTGCTTCTGCCATACTGTCGAAGTTGTTGTTCGTGTCTAGGGTTACGATGTTATTCATTTAATTCTCCATATGTAAAAGGAACACCAGTATACTCATTTAGTGTAAAGTTTCAAGCTATATCTTTCATATCCATCCAGTTTTTTCCTGTCTTAGGTTCAAGTACAAGCGGAACATCTAGTGACTTGTTGAACCTAGCATGTATTGTTGAGGGTAATTGTTCCATAGTTTCTTCTACCGTCTTAACTACAGTAGCTTCTTCGTTAGGGTACACATCAATGACAGCACTATCATGTACACTGTTTACTAAAATACTCTTGAGGTTTTTCAACCGCATATTTCTTTCGAGCAAGAGTAACGTAGTCTGAACAATGTCTGCAGCAAAGGATTGCACAGGATAATTTTTAACCATTGTAAAGTTTGTAATCTTACCAGAGGCTAGACGCTTTGTGTTAGGAAACTCAAACTGTCTACCCGAAGGTGTTGTTACGTAGCCATGTGTCATAACCTCATTAGCTAGATTGCCATGCCATGATGCAATACCCTTGTATTTAACTAGGAAGTTCTCGTAGTAGGAAGCTTCAGAAGGTGTACGTCCGAAGCCTGTTGCACCAAACAAAGGAGCAAAGGTATGTTCCTTAGCCTGTTGCCTTGTAATTTTCTGACCAGCCTTAGTGATAATAGAAGCAGTATAACTATGCACATCAAAGCCTGTCTGTATTTCTTCTATAGCGATCTTGTCTTTGCTTAACTCTGCTGCAACTCTGAACTCCAACTGAGCAAAGTCTGCCTCAAGTACAGTACCATTATCCCACCTAGAAGTAAACACTTTCTTGATAGGAAATGTGTTGCCTCGTGGCATGTTGTGTAGGTTAGGTGAATCAGAAGCAAGCCTACCAGTACTGGTCCTATGCTGTGTCATACGAACGTGAAGCCTACCATCTGCTTTAGTAAAGGTTTGTATGCCATCTACGAAAGCCGATAGGTAAGTGTCTAGTGCAGAGAGCCTCCTTACTTTGAATAGGAAGTCTCTAGCAGCTTCCATGTTGTTACTGACAGATACCTTTTCAAGGAACTCCAGAGTTCTTTTGTCTGTCTTAAATCCATGAGCAGCAATAAAAGAATTAGCACTGGGACTAAACTTTAACCCAGCCACTTTGTTATTAGGTACAAAGATTACACCAGCAGTATCACACTTAACACAACGCCGTTTGGCCTTGCCCTTG